CTCTACTTCTAGTAAAATACTTATAATTTCACATTTCTCAGCAAATCAAGAAACTCAAGCATCAAGTGGAGATGGTGGATATTTTTCTATTTTTAGAAGTGGTACTAATCTTGGAGATGCAACTTATGGTATGATATTTGTAGGTACGAATTCACCACCAGTTTATTCAGGTGCATCGCTCACTTGGATAGATTCTCCAAGTACAACATCTTCTGTAGAATATAAACTTTATTTTAGAAGTAAATTGGGAGGAACTGTAAGTGCTCTAACTGGAACTGGTGGTGAAACTAGAGCAGCATCAATTACGGCAATGGAGATAGTAGCATGACAATAGAATCAAACTTTTTTTATAAGGCAATTTCATCTTTAGCACCAAAATCACAATGGTTTTGTATTGATTGTGATTATGAACAATTAAAGTGGTTTTCTGAAGATATTCCAAAACCAACTTTTGAAGAAATTGAAGCAGAGATGCAACGACTTCAAGCAGAATATGATCACAATGAATATCAAAGACTTAGAGCAATAGAATATCCATCTTTTGCTGATCAATTTGATCTCTTATATCATGGTGGTTATGATGCTTGGAAAGCAGAGATTGATAAAATAAAGCAAAAATATCCAAAACCGTGATATAATATATACTGAAGATACTTTTTATTATGAGATTTCATGTTCTTGGTTTACCGCACACGGTTTCTAGTAAAGATTTTAATGCCTGTGCATATACTCAAAAAGTAGTTAAATTTTGTAAGATGATGAGTGCTCGTGGGCACTATATTATTCATTATGGTCATGAAGATTCTGATGCAATTTGCAATGAGCACGTTTCAGTCATTACAAATGAGGACTGGCAAACTTGTTATAGGAACTCCTGTTGGATATTTTGAAGAAAATGGAAAACATGGTGGAGGAATTTTAGTTCCTTTAGATGAATTAGGATTTCTAAACGAAACTAGAAAAAATTTACTATACTATAAAGATAATCCAAAGGAATATAAAGAAAAATGTGAAGAGATACAACATTATGCAAGAGAGCATTATGACTGGGGTAAAACCATACATTCTTGGGTTGAACTGTTTTCTTAAGAATTGAATTGGTTGACAGGACCCCAAATTGGTTCTATAGATATAAATTAGAAAAATATCTTCTTCTACTGTTAATATTGGAACTGTTTAAAAATGCTCCATAGAATGAAACCTATATATTATAAGAAAAAAAGTACCAGCAATAAGTAATGACGGACAGATTTCCACTTATAGCAAATCCAACAACTCAACAGATTGAGGAATTAGCACCTGGAGATAATCTCAATTTACAGAATAGTGGAATAGTTGGTGCTACAACTATAACCGCAGATAAGTTTGTTGGAACTCTACAAGGAAACGCAGCAACTGCTGATAGATTAAATAATGCTGCGAATATAACTGGTGGATTTATTAGTAGTTCTAGATTATCTGGTTATTATGGAATTGATGTAAATAGTGCAAATATACTTACGAATGCTGCAAATATTGCTGCAGGAACAATCAGCAGTGCAAGATTATCTGGTCATTATCCAATTTCTGTTGATTCTGCTTCTTCTTCTGATGCTTTGACTGATGCATCAAATATTACAGGTGGTATAGTTCCTTCCGAAAGGTTAGAGGGATTTTACGACATTAATGTAGGAACAGCAAACACTGCAAACATTATTACTCCTGGAAGTTTTCAGAATATTAGTATTGGAGGAAATGCTGCTACTGCTACTACAGCAGTCAATCTTTCTGGTGGAACAGTTTCTGGTGTTGATTTAAATATTAGTGACATTGGTACAATTGGAACTTTAGGTGTTTCTGGTTTAACAACAACAACTAACTTAAATGTAACCAATTTAGCATCAATTGGGTTTGCTTCTGTAGGAGTTGCAACGATTGGATTTGGAACATTTACAAATGTCAGAATATCAGGTGCTGCTACAATTGGGTTCTTAACAGCAACTAATGCTCGTGTTTCTGGAACTGCTACTGTTGGATTTTTAACTGCAACTAATTTAAATTCACCCAATGCAACTTTGGGAATTGTTACTGCAAATACACTCACTGGTCTTAATACATTATCTTCGTATGATGCAACCCTTGATTTTATTAATAATACTAGGATTACATCGGGTTTATTGGTTGGAACTGCAGCATCAATTGGAATTGCAACAATAGGATTTGGAACTTTTACAAATGTACGAGTATCGGGAATATTAACTGCAGGTACATTTTCTGGTAATTTTAGTGGAGGAATAGTTGCTGCTGCTGCTTCTATTGGAATTGCAACAATTAGTTATGCAAATGTCGGACTTGCATCAATTGGTATTGCAACTGTAGGATTTGCCTCTGTTGGTATTGCTACTATAGGATTTTTAACCGCAACTGATGTTCGTGTTTCTGGAACTGCTACTGTTGGTCTTTTAACTGCAACAACAATTTTCACTAATAATTATCTTGGAAATGGGGAATCCATAGTAGGTATTGTAACTCAAATTAATATTGGGACCGGTCTTACTTTAACATCTACACAAACAGCAGGAAAGGGAATAGTTAATGTAGGAATTCGCACTACTATAGGAAAAACAATCTTTGTTTCCTTTGAAGGAAATGATTCAAACACTGGATTGTTGAATAATGATGCAAAGAAAACTATAAAAGCAGCAGCAGCACTTGCTTTACCTGGAGATACAATTAAAGTTTTTCCAGGAACTTATGTTGAAAATAATCCAATAGTTTTATCAAAAGATGTTTCAGTGGAAGGAACAGAGTTGCGTAACTGTTTAGTTTCACCACAAAACACTGGACTTGATTTATTCCACGTTAATAATGGATGTCATTTAACAGATTTAAGTTTTGTTGGTGCTCCATCAACAAATGGTGCATCGGTAGTATCATTTCAACCACTTGCTGGAGTTTCTACTCATAGATTTTTTGATGCTGCAAGAATGATTCGTATGAATCTTGATTTTATTTCTGAAGAAACTGTAGGATATTTAACCAGCACAGATTATAAAAATCCTATATTTAATTCTGGAATAAGTACAATTAGAAAAGGTGTTGTATCTGCATTAAAGGCAGTATGCCATGACATTACAAGGGGTGGAAATTCTAAGTGTGTGGTTGCAGGAAAATCATATTACACTGCAGGAGGAGCACTTCAGAATATTGTTGGATTTAAAACCGAAACAATAGATGCCTTTAATTATGCAGTAGGAATTGCAAGGTCTTGTATTAATAATGTTTCTTTTGCAAAAACAAGTGGTGGAAATTATCAGTCTTATTATACACAAGTAAAGGATGTTTCCATTCAAGCAGATTCTGCAACTGGATCTAATACTAATTTAAATTCTTGTTCAAATGTAATTTCTGCATTATATTCTTGTGTTGGAATTGTGACTACAATAATTAATGATGGTTTGAGTGCTCTTGGTGGAGCAGGAATTAATACAACACTACCATCAGCATATGATGGACAATCAAGTAACAATTGGTCCAGCACAAAACTTGAAGGAACAACGTTCTCACCTGGTGTCGGAATTATTTCAAAAGGTCCTTATATTCGCAACTGCACAAATTTTATACCAAATAGCATTGGATTAAAGGTAAATGGTTTTGATGCAGAACCTGGAGATGAAATTGATAATGGCATTCAAGGTTCTATGAGTGTTGATTCTTATACACAATATAATCAAGGTGGTATTGGAGTGTCAATTACCAATGGTGGTTATGCTCAATTAGTTTCTATCTTTACAATTTGTGATGATATTGCGATTTATACATCTTCTGGTGGTCAGTGTGATATTACCAATTCTAACAATTCATTCGGAACTTATGGATTATATTCAAATGGTGTAGGGGATTACTCTAGTAGATCAATTTTTAGATATACTGGAACTGCAAATACAAATGCTACTATAGGTCAAAATATAATTACAGTTTCTGGTTTGGGAACCAATAGACCATATCAAGGGCAAGCAATTTATTTTGGAAACTTATATTATTCTGTTGAATCTATAAGTGTCACTGATGGTGGTTCTGGTTATACATCGGAACCAACTGTTACAATTAGTTCTCCAACTGGTCCAAATGGAATTACTGCCGAGGCATTTCCTGTAATTGAAAATGGAAAAGTAGTTTCAATTAATGTTATTAGTACTGGTAATCAATATGTAACTGCACCAACTGTAACGATCAGTGGTCCTGGTGCTGGGGTTACGGCAACTGCTTCTGCAAATCTTGCACCAATATATTATAAAGTTGATGGTGCAACTTTACCATCTGCTGGCATTTCAACTATCACATTAACTGAAAATCTAAATAATACAGTCAGTGCAGGAACTACTGCTTATTTCTCTAGAATGAGTTTGCAGGTTGCATCTACAATATCATTTGAATATATAGGAGCAGGCAATGCAATTGAATCTGCAAGACCATCTAAAGGTGGTGTGACAAGACAACAGAATGAAGTCGTTAGGATAAATGGAGGAGAAGTTGTTTATACTAGTACTGACCAGTCAGGAAACTTTAGAATTGGTGAGGGAGTAGTTATCAATCAATTAACTGGAACCATTAGTGGAAGATCCTTCAGTCAAAGTTTGTTAAATACAGTAACACCTTTACTCATTGCATTAGGAAGATAAAATGGCAGTAGTAGCACTTAATACATTTAAAACTGTAAGAAAAAATTTAACCACTTCCAACGTTGGAATTTATACTTGTCCATCTGGAGTTGCTTCAATTGTAATTTTGGCACAAGTAACAAATGTCTCAACAGGATCAACCACTTATACAGTGACTGCTGTTCATTCTAGAAGCACAGAATCTCCCACTGATTATAAATTTGCAAATAATGTTTCTGTTCCCCCCAATGATTCTGTAAATTTAATTCCAGACGGAAGACTTGTGTTGGAAACTGGTGATGTAATTAAAGTTTCGGCAAATTCTGATGATAATTTAAATATTGTGTTGAGTGTTTTAGAAACTGCAAAAGGATAATATAAATGTATAATTACACTTCCGGAAGAGTTAAAAAAGAAACAAGAACAGGAATCACATCCGATAGATATGAATTTTTAGGATTAAATCAAGCAGAGCCAGATCTCGGAGATCCATTGGTTGGTCCTTCTTCAGTTGGTGCAAATCCAGCACCACCTTCAATATCTGGTGATCAATATTTACTCGTTGCCAATAAAAATAATCCGGGAAAAAGATATTGGATTGCATCTTCTCAGGTATTGACTGGTGGTTTAATTCCCGGTTCTTTCACTATTTTTGATGATAATATTCAAGTAGGAGCAGCAAATAGTTTTAATGTTTTTAATTTAGTTGGTGATATTGTGTCAGTAGATCCAGTTGGTTCTGGGGTTTCCGATCAAACTGGAATTGCGACAATTAGATTTTCACTAAAAGCGCCTGGTCAAGCAAATCAAATAATGTATCACGGAAGTGGTAATTTAATTAGAGCAGCAAGTGGATTTGTATATTCTTCAGGAAATATTGGAATTGGAAGTAATTCTCCAACTGAAATACTGGATGTAAGTGGAAATGGTAAGTTTCTTGGATCTGTAAGTGCTTCAAGTTTTGTAGGTAACTTAACAGGTACAGCAACTACTGCTTCTGGATTAACTGCAACATCAAATATAAACACTACTGGTATTATAACTGCTTCAAGTTTTGTAGGTAACTTAACTGGAACAGCAACCACTGCTTCTGGTGTTTCCACAGAAATAAACATTAACACTACTGGTATTATAACTTCTTCAAGTTTTGTAGGTAACTTAACAGGCACAGCAACCACAGCAACCATAGCATCTACAGCACTTGGAGTATCAACATCAATTAGCATCAATACCACAGGAATTATAACTTCTTCAAGTTTTGTAGGTAATTTAACTGGAACAGCAACTACAGCAAATAATGTAAGTTCTAGTATTAATATAAACACTAGTGGAATTATAACTGCTTCAAGTTTTGTAGGTAACTTAACAGGCACAGCAACTACAGCAACAAATGTAATTAGTGGTTTTGCATCTGTTTCTTCATTGAATGTCTCTGGCATAACTACGATTGGAAGTGCAACAACTTCCACAAATACACCATTACAAGTTGAAACTTATGGAGTAAAAACAGGAACTGGTAATTTTATTGCTTCAGTTGGAATTACTACATCCATAGATAGTTTTTCCATTACAACTACAGACTTCAAATTAGTTGAGTATTCTGTTCATATTGGATTTAGTAGCAGTATTCAAGTTCAAAAAGTTTTAATTATGCAAGATGGCATTATTGCAAATGCTGAATCTTATGGCATTATGTATAACAAAAATGCTTTGGTTGCAATTGGAGCAACTTTGGATGGGACTGACTGTAAATTGCAAGTTACACCTCAGTCTGGAGTAAATGGAGTGACCACATATAGATTCGTAAGAGGAAGTTTATTATAATTAATTTATCATTTCAAATGAAAACATAAATACTTAAAAACTCTCATGGCAGATAAAGGTTTCGGTTTAAATCAACTAAATTTTACTGGAATAGCAGGAACTTCATTAATTGAGAGTGGAGATACTCTGCAGGTAAATGCTCCTTTATTTTCTGTTAGCACAGATTTTTCTGTCGGTGGGAAGGTAAACTCAAATATAATTCTCTCAAGTTCTTATTCTATTGGTATTGGTTCTACTCAACCAAAAGAAAAACTTGATGTTTTAGGGAATATAAATGTTTCTGGTTCAGTAACTGCAACATCTTTTGTGGGATCTGGTACTGATCTCATTGGAGTAGCAAAAAATACAATATCTGCAATTGACGAGAATAATTATTATTATCCAATTCTGACTCCATCTTCAGCAAATGCTGGTACTTATTCAACAGTTGTAGTTCCATCCAGTAAACTTGTTTTTAACCCATCAGGTTTGTTGGGAATTGGAAGCACGACTCCAAATTATAATTTAGATGTTGTTGGTACTGGAAGATTTACAGGAAATTTAATTGCTTCAAGTTTTGTAGGTAACTTAACAGGTACAGCAACTACTGCTTCTGGATTAACTGCAACATCAAATATAAACACTACAGGAATTATAACTGCTTCTAGTTTTACTGGAAATCTTACAGGTACAGCAACTACAGCATCCAATGTAAGTTCTACTATTAACGTAAACACTACAGGTATTGTAACTGCTTCTAGTTTTACTGGAAATCTTACAGGTACAGCAACTACAGCAAATAATGTAAGTTCTAGTATTAATATAAACACTAGTGGCATTATAACTGCTTCAAGTTTTGTAGGTAACTTGACGGGTACAGCAACTACAGCAACTACAGCACTTGGTGTATCAACATCAATCAATATAAACACTACAGGTATTATAACTGCTTCTACTTTTACAGGAAACTTAACAGGTACAGCAACTACAGCAACTACAGCACTTGGTGTA